TAACTTATTCAACTCTAAACTGAAAACTGGATCATTTGTTACATTATATACACAAAATCCTCCGCAAGGATTAGATCCTACAAAAAATTATTATATTATTAAAAACTCGGAAAATAACTTTAGTTTTGCAAGTTCATATGTAAATTCTACAAATGGAATTAAAGTTGATATTACAAATATAAAAACATTTGATGCTCCGGCAGAAGATCTTACAATTTATCTTATAGATTTTTCTGATAGCTCATCATTTTCTGGAAGAGCATTTTTAAGATCTAATTATAATGGAAATATAGTATTTGACGATATTTCAGAACAATTTAATGGCATATCAACTTCATTTGAATTAAAAAGTTCTGGAATATCAACTGTTGGTATTAAATCTGATAATGGAATTTTGTTAGTTAATAATATTTTCCAATATCCAGAATATAATGAGGCATTTTATTTTAATGAAGTTGGAGTGACTACAACTAAAGTTGTTTTTAATGGTGTCGTTTTTCCTCAAAATAACTTAGGAATCACTTCAATAAAAGAATATGATGTGAACGTAAGAGGTCTTCCAAGGGGGGGAATGATCGTTGGATATGGATTAAGTGGTGGACACAATTACCAACCCCTTAAAGATGCTTCTCTGAACATTAAGTTCTTGGTTGAAAAAGAGAATGGCATTTTTATGTTGACAAATGATAACGTAGGAATTGCATATTCTGGATCTGGATATAGAAATCTTATTGGATATGCAACTTCTATTTTCTTTGAAAGTCAATCTGGAGTAAGATTGTCTGGATATGGAACAGCAACAATTTATGGTGGACACATTACTGGAGTGACTATTGCACAAGATTGTGAATATAATAGTGCAATTTATGGACTATATCCTAATATTAAAATATCTTCACCAATTCCATATGAAAATATAAAATTAAATGGATCTACATCTGGAACTGGAGCAAGAGTATCATTTGAAATTAGAGATGATGGAGAAATTTCTCAATTTAAAATTACAAATCCTGGATATGGATATACTTCTGGTGAGATATTATCAATACTTGGAGATGTTCAAAATTCAAATCAAAGTTCCTCCGATTTATTAAAAGTAAATGTATTAGAAGTTGCAAAAGATACATTTTCTGCTTGGAATCTTGGTCACTTAAGAAAACTTGATGAGTTGGGTTCTTATGCAAATGGATCAAGAAAAATTTTCACATTTGAAGAAAATGGACAGACTCTTAGTTTAGAATCTACTGATGGATCTGATATTGATTTATCTCAAAATCTTCTAATATTTGTAAATGATGTTCTTCAAATACCAAATGATTCTTATATTTTTAATGGAGGAACTCAGATAGAATTTAAAGAAGCACCAGCAGAGGGAAGTTCAATAAAGTTATATTTTTATGAAGGATATACTGGAGATAGTGAATATATTGATATTGTAGAACCAGTAAAAATTGGAGATAAAGTTCAATTATATAAAACTGACAAGGCAACACCAGAAACTCAATCTTCTAGAACAGTGAAGAGAATATTATCTTCTGATAAATTGAGAACTGAGATTTATAATAAAAAGGGATTATCTGAAAATTCTTCATCATATAGATCTATATCTGTTACCCCACAGAAATCGGATTTAATCATTGGTGGAGAAAGAGTAAGTAAATCAAGAGTGTCATTAGCAACAACGTATAAAGCATATCAATTAATAAAAACTACTCCAGGAACTTTTATCGGAGTTGGAACAGATTTTATAGGAATTAACACTTCATCAATTAATTTATTAGATTATGTAGATTCTCAATTTACAGATCAATTGAGAGTAGTTTCTATTGGAAATAGTATAATTGGTCTCTCAACCTATTCCACAAATGATACTGCTGCTACGACACTACAAGTAAAGGTCTGGAGAAAACTATAATAAATAAGGTAAAATAGATTTACAAATGACCGCAATAATTACAGATTTTTTAAAGTTACAAAATTGTAATAATTTTATATCTGATATAAAAAGATCTGAGACAAATCCTAGTAGTACAAATTATTACATTTTCATTGGATTTCCAAACAGTGATTCATATTATACAAATTGGGACTCAAATATTCAAAATCCAACAGATAATTTTACATATTTGAATTCTTATAGAGAATCGATTTTAGGTGTAAAAAGGATTTCTTCTTCTGATGTGATTCGTGTTATTCCAAAAATAGAATGGAAAACAGGAACAAGATATGATATGTATCGACATGATTATAGTTCTAGTAATTCTGCAAAAAATAGTGGATTACTTTCATTGTATGATGCAAATTATTATGTAATTACTGATGAATATAAGGTCTATATTTGCATCAATAATGGAGCATCTAGTGCAAATTCCTTTAAAGGAAATCCCTCAACATCTAAACCAATACATACAGATCCAAATGAATATACAGACAGAGGGGATGGATATGTTTGGAAATATCTTTATACTGTAAGTCCAGGAGATTATATTAAATTTGATTCTACTAATTATATTTCAGTTCCAAATGATTGGTTAACTACTACAAACGCATCAATTTCAGAAGTTAGAGATAGTGCAATTGATGGTGGAATTAGAGCAGTCATAATTGAAAAATCAACAAAATATTTAAATGTTTCTAGTTCAGTAATTTGTGATATCAAAGGTGATGGTACTGGGGCAACAGCAGCAGTTCAATTTGATGCTGAAGGATACCCATCAAATGTAACTATGTTAACTGCTGGTTATGGATATACTTATGCTACATTAGATTTGGATTCTGTAGTATCTCCTTATGATGCAAATAATAAAACAATCTTTAACGTAATTATCCCTCCTCCTGGAGGGCATGGATATGATGTATATAAAGAATTGGGAGCATATAGAGTTTTAGTTTATAGTAGAATTGAAAATTCATCTACTGATCCAGATTTTATCATAGGAAATCAATTTTCTAGAGTTGGGATTATTAAAGATTTAAAATCTTATGGAAGTAGTTCTGGACTATTTGCAGCATCTACTGGTTCAGGACTATATGGATTAGCATTAAGTGGAAATGCCACTGGAGAATCATTAGATGTTTTAATTGAACAACCAACATCAAATGCAAAAGGATTTTTAACAAGTAAGCAATTGATTTCATCTGTTACTATTATTAAGTATATTCAACCAAGAGAAAATTACGTCGATACTTATTATAATACAATAGTTTCCAAATCTTTTGATCAGTATTTAAATACAAATTATGCTGGAATTACTACAAGTTCTAGTTATAATTTTTCGGAATTTGATAATACAGGTGTTAGAATTTATAATTCTGGAAATACTAGTTACAATACATATTCAATTTCAAATATAAATGGATCTCAATATAATACAGTATATTTGGGGCAATATTTTAATAATGGAGTATCAAAACCAGATATAAATACAAAGAGTGGTGAAATATTATATGTGGATAATAGATCATCTGTATCCAGACAAGTGGACCAAAGAGAAGACATCAAAATTATTATAGAGTTCTAAAATGCCCCAAAATACTAATCTAAACGTTAATCCATATTATGATGACTTCAATGAAGAAAACAATTACTATAAAATTCTTTTTAAACCTGGAATAACGGTACAAACTAGAGAATTAAATAATTTACAATCGATTTTACAAAATCAAATTGAAAAGTTTGGAAAAAACTTTTATTCCAATGGTGGAATAGTAATTCCTGGCAATTTTGCTTATGATGGAGCATTTACGTGTGTAGAGGTAGAATCTACGTATAAAGGTGTTTCTGTTGAAACTTATTTCTCAAGTTTAATTGGATTAACTTTAAAGGGAAAGATTACTGGGGTTACTGCAAAATTAGAATATGTATTATCTAAAAATGATGCAGAATCAACTCGAAAAACAACTTTATTATTCATAAAATATTTGAAATCATCTGATAGTGATTTTAGTACAGAAATATTTGAAAATGGAGAAGAATTATCAGTACAATCTGATGTAACAGTTGGGAAAACTGTATTTTATTCTGGTCAAGATGTTTTTAGAGTATTATCACCTTTAGATAGAAGTTCTTGTTCTGTGGGATCTGCAGCAAAAATTGATGAAGGTGTTTATTTTGTAAGAGGATATTTTGTAAACATTGATAAGGATTTAATTATCTTAGATCCTTATACAAATTCACCAACATATAGAGTTGGACTTCAAGTATCAGAAAATATTGTAAATTCAAATGAAGATAATACATTAGTTGATAATGCACAAGGATTTTCTAATTATGCTGCCCCAGGAGCAGATAGATTTAAAATTACATTATCTTTAATTAAAAAATCTATTGATGATTTTAATGATGATGATTTTATTGAACTCTTTAGAGTAATAAATGGAAAAGTAAAAAAAATTAAACAAAATGATCCAAATTCGTTTATAACTGAAACTTTAGCTAGAAGAACCTTTGACGAATCTGGACATTATTATGTTTCCCCATTCAAAGTTGAGGCATTAGAATCATTAAATGATAGATTAGGTAATGGTGGACTATTTTTAGATGGACAAAAAACATTTGAAGGAAATACTCCATCTGATGATTTAGTAGGAATTAAAGTATCTCCAGGAAAAGCATATGTAAAGGGATATGAGATTCCTACAGCAACTGAAGTTTTGGATCTTGAAAAACCAAGAACAACTAAAAAAGTTGAATCTTCTTCTTCCAATTTTTATGCTGGAAATCTGTTAAGAGTTAATAATATTAAGAATTTACCAAAAATTGGATTGACAACAAATTATTCAATATCTCTTTATAATACACGACTTGTAAATAATGTAGCAACTGGAACTACCATTGGATTGGCAAGAATTTATGATTTTGAATCAAATAATACTTCTTATGAAAATCCTTCAAGTCAATCAAATCTATATCTTTTTGATATTCAAACTTATACAAATCTAATTACAAATTCAACATTATCAAATGTAATTGCTGGTAATTACATTAAAGGGCAATATAGTAATGCTTCTGGACATGTAAAATCAATTTCTGGTTCTAATGTAACCCTTTATCAAGTATCTGGATCTTTCATTCAAAATGAACCTCTAATTGTTTCTGGAATTTCAACGACAACTACCATTGGAACTGTAACTGATTATTCAATTCAAGATATTAAGTCTGTTGGAGATGGTACATTCATTGCAGATAGTTTACTTTCAAAAGAACTTCCAATTACTGGACCATTCAATCTTACGGCTACTAATGGTATTGGAACAATTACAAAATTTGATGGATCTTCTTTTGCAAGTGCGATTGTTGTTAATGATATTATTAAATACACAAGGTCTGGAATTTCTTCTGCAGTTTTCTGCAAAGTTTCATCAGTAAATGCATCAAAAACAAGTGTTTCTATTTCTGGCATTTCCACAGTAGCAAACGTATGTGATGGAAATCTTGGAATCTCTACATCACTTTCCAATATTAATGTAATTAGACCTGAGATTCAAAATTACGATGACTCTTCATTGTATTCAAAATTAAATAATACAGCAATCTCTGAAGTTAGTTTCTTAAATTCAAACATATATGTCAAAAAATATTATGAAGGTTTGACTATTACTTCAAATTCTTTAACTTTACCAAATCTATCGAACACTGATTTTGTATATGCTGCATTTGATGAAGAAAGATATAATTTAGTCGATGATAGTGGAAATAATATCAATCTTACCAATTCAACATTTACATTATCATCTGGTGGAAAAGTAGGAATATTTACTGGTCTAAGTGTAGCAACTGCTTCTGCTGCAAAGGTTATTACGACTCAAATTAAATCAAATGTAACTTCAAAATATAAAAAATTACAAAGAGTTCAATCAGTTTCGGTAAATAATTCCAAATATAATCCAGTAAGAAATGTTGGATTAGCATATACTTCAGTTTATGGAACTAGAGTAGAAGATTCTGAGATTAGTTTAAATGTTCCAGATATTGTAGAAGTACATGCAATTTATCAATCTTCTACTACATCTAATCCTCAACTTCCAAGTATTACAATTTCTGGAGCAGATTCTGTAAACATTATCTTGGGTGAAATATTTGTTGGAAAAACTTCTGGAGCAGTTGGAATGGCAGTTGTTGCCAACTCCACTACTAATATTTCATTCGTTTCAAAATCTAATATTGAATTTATTCCAACAGAAACAATTGAATTTAAGGAATCTGGAGTTCAGGCAAAATTAGAAGTTTATAATGTAGGAGATCAAAATATTTTATCTCAGTTTGATCTTGACAATGGACAAAGAAAGCATTTCTATGATTTAGGAAGAATTATTAGAAAATCATCTTCACAAGAACCATCAGCAAGATTAAAAATTGTTTTTGATTATTTTAAATTTGAGACTACAGACAATGGGGATATATTATCTGCAAACAGTTATCCAGCATCTTTGGATAAAAATAAAATTGGAATTTTTGGAGAAGTGCGAAATTCTGATACCATTGATATAAGACCAAGAGTTATTGATTACAACTCTTCAACAAAACTAAGTCCATTTGAATATCAATCAAGAAACTTTAGCACAGGATCAAATAATTCATCTCAAATTTTAGCATCTAATGAATCTATCATCTTTGATTATAATTTCTATCTTCCAAGAACTGATAAACTTGTTTTAAATCAAGATGGCATTTTTAATATTATTGTAGGAGATCCTAGTGAAACTCCAATTGTCCCAAGTATTTCAGATGAAGTATTAGATGTTGCTACAATTGTAAGTTCACCATATGTTTATAGTGTCAAAGATGATGTTAAAATCATTTTAACTGACAATAAGAGATATACTATGTCTAATTTAAGAGACATAGAAAAGAGAGTTGAATCTCTTGAGTACTATACATCTCTTTCTATTCTTGAAGTTGCAACTCAGAATTTACTTATAGAAGATTCTGAAGGAATGAATAGATTCAAATGTGGATTTTTTGTAGATAATTTCAATTCATACGATACTTCAGATACTTCAAATCCTATTTTTAGAGCAAAAATAGAAAATGGTATTCTAGGTCCAGAAACAAATAAAAATCAAATCAATCTTTCACTAGGTACTTCAAATAATATAACAATTACCGGAAGTACATTATCATTAAACTATGAAGAAGTTGTTCAAGAAAAGCAACCTTTTGCAAGTAGAATTACGAATGTAAATCCATTCAATATTGTAACTTGGACTGGTAGATTAGGACTAAACCCAAGTTCTGATACATGGACTGTAGAAATATCAGAAATAGTATCAATTGCAAATCCTGGTAGAAGAGGTCAAGTTGAAAATATTCAAACTGGAACTTCTATACCAAATATCAGATCAAGAAATATTGAATTTATTGGAACAAGATTAAAACCAACTACTCAATTTGACTTATTATTTGATTCTAGAAATCTATCAGATAATTCTGTTAGTAGCACATATGCCTTCCCTAAATTATTAGAAGTTTCTAACGTAATTGGATCTTTTGCAGTTGGAGAAACCATTAAAGGTATCACTAATAGTGGAATTAGAGTTTCATTTAGATTATGTACTCCAAATCACAAATCTGGAACATATAATTCTCCAACTTCAACATATAGTATCAATCCATATAATCCTAACGTTGGAATATCAACACTATATGGACCACAATCAACCATATTAAATGTTGATACATCTTCTCTTCAAATTACAAATGAATCTGAATATTCTGGAAATATTATATCTGGAATGAAATTATATGGAACAAACAGTGGTGCTGTAGCTACAGTTTCAAGAGTAAAATTGGTAACAGATGATAATGGAACTTTAGTTGGAAGTATATTCATTCCAGATCCAGAGACAAGTTCTTTAAAATTTAATACTGGAAATTCAACTGTAAAACTTACTACAACTCAACCTGCATTAGGAGTGCCAGGAGAGTTTACAAGTTCTGCTGAAACAATTTTCACTTCTTCTGGAAATAGAGTTGAGAATAGATCAGTAACTTATTATGATCCACTTGCACAAACATTTGTAGTGAATGAGTCTGAAGGAATTATTCCAACTTCTGTAGATATTTTCTTTGCCTCAAAAGATTCTTCAATCCCTGTAACATTACAAATTAGAGAGGTATCTTCAGGAACTCCTGGGGGTTCAGATAAAATTGTTGGAAATCTTGAAAAAGTATTAATTCCAAGTGAAGTATACACTAGTTTAGACGCATCAGTAGCAACTAAATTTAAATTTGACAGTCTTACTAAACTAGAAGGTGGAAGAGAGTATGCATTAGTACTACTTTCAGATTCAAATGAATATAATGTATGGATATCAAGAGTTGGTGAAGTTGAGATTTCCACTCAGAATCTTACAGAAGTTCAGAAAGTAATTATTAATAAGCAACCATCTCTTGGATCATTATTTAAATCTCAGAATGGAAGCACTTGGGTTCCCACTCCAGAAGATGATCTTAAATTTACTTTAAATAAAGGTAAATTTATTACTTCTGGTGGATCTGCAAACTTTTACAATTCGGTATCAATAACAAATTCTTCTGAAAATATATTACCAACAAATGCATTATTTGGAATATCAACATCTGCTACTTCTTATAATAATGGAAGATACATTTTAGTATTCCATCCAAATCATGGAATGTATTCTTCCAATAATAAAGTGGAAATTAAAGGAGCATCTTCGGACATTCTTCCATCAAAACTAACTTTAGGATGTGGAATTACTGAAACTGGAGTAATCTATGTATCAGACACTTCCAATTTTGTAAACTTTGAAGGGTCTGCAGTAGATGTTACAAATCCTGGTTATATTAAGATTTCTGATGAGATAATCAAATATGAAGCATTAGGATCAGGTCAACTATTGAATATAACAAGAGCAGTAGAAGGAACAACCGCATTGGTACATCCAGTAGATTCACTAGTGTATAAGTATGAATTTGATCGTGTATCTTTAACTAAAATCAACAAAACTCATAATGTAGTTGATCCAACAATTGATTCATATTATATTCAAGTATCATCTGGAGCATTTTCAGAAAGTAAATTTGGTGGGGGAAATAATATTCATGCATCCAAAAATAAACAATTTAGTTTATTAGAGTTTGATAAGAATTTTGTAACTACTTTTAAAGATACAAACATATATCCTACTGTGAGAACAGTAAGTTCAACAAGTATTGATGGAACTGAGGTGTCATTCAAAGATAAAGGATTTGAATCAGTTGATATTGCTGGATTAAATAAATTCAGCACTCCAAGAATGGTGGCATCAAGAATTAATGAAACTACTCTAATAAATTCAACAGAATTCTTAGATAATAAATCATTTACTTTACAATTAACTATGAATACTCAAAATGAAAATGTTTCTCCTATTATAAATTTAAACAATTCAAATTGTACAGTATATAATTATAGAATTAATGAACCTGTTGGATTATCTTCATATAAAACTGATAATAGGATGAATTCAAATACTGAAGATCCTCATTCATTCATCTATACTTCAAAGAAAATTGATCTGTCCCAATCTGCAACTTCACTAAAAGTTTTATTGACTGCTTATAGATCGCAATATTCAGATATTAGAGTTCTATATAAAATCTTTAGAAATGATGTTCCAGATGAAAATCAAATTTGGGAACTATTCCCTGGTTATTTAAACCTTGATGTAAATGGTCAAATTATCAATAGTTCCAATAATGATGGAAGATCTGATGCATTTGTTCCATCTAGTTTAGAAAATGAATATCGTGAATATACATTTAGTATTGACAATCTTTCACAATTTACATCTTATGCAATTAAAGTTGTAGGAACAAGTAGTAATCAATCTTATCCAATATTAATTGATGATATAAGATCAATTGCATTAAGATGAAAAAATATGCAAAAGTTGAAGGATATGAAAATTTAGTTAGAGACCTTGAAACAAGTGCAATAATTAATACAGATCATATTTCATTAAACAATTATGAAAAGAACAAAGATTTAAGAAAATGTCAAAAACAAGATATTGAAAATCTTAAATCTGAAGTTGAATATATAAAATCTTCAATTGATGAAATTAAATTTTTACTAAGAGGATTAAACAATGAATCCCGATGAACTAAAACTCTCGACTGTAAATAAATTATTTGAATATGAAAAAATTTCCAGAGAACTTGATACTTGTACCAATATTGATTTACTTCGAAATATTTGTAAATGTTACGTAAAACTTCACATGAAGCAACAGGAATCTATTGCTGAAATGGGAAATATTGTTCTAGATCTAAATAATTAAAAAATAACTAGAATAATGGCAAAACCAGCATCAAGACAAGAATTAAAAGATTATGCTTTAAGACAACTTGGTGCTCCTGTTTTAGAGATCAACGTTGCCGAAGAGCAATTAGATGATAGATTAGATGATGCTTTGCAATATTTTAATGAGAGACATTTTGATGGAGTTGAGAAAATGTTTCTCAAATATAAACTCACTCAAGAGGATATTGATAGAGGGAGGGCAAGAGGTGGAGGGAAAACAGTAGGTATTGTAACCACTACTGCAACATCTTCTTCTGGAACAGTTAATTGGGAAGAGAATAGTAATTATATTCAAGTTCCAGATTCTGTAATTGGAATTGAAAGAATATTTAAACTAGACAATAGAACAATTTCTTCAAATATGTTCAATGTCAATTATCAATTATTTTTAAATGACATATATTGGTTTAGTTCTACTGAACTTTTAAATTATTATGTTACTAAAAGATATCTAGAAGATATTGATTGGATTGTGAATCCACAAAGACAAATTAGATTCAATAAAAGACAAAATAGATTGTACATAGATATGAGTTGGGATACTTTGATTGCAGATCAATATCTTATCATAGAATGCTATAGAATTTTAGATCCAAATAATTTTACTAAAGTTTATAGTGATTCATTCTTAAAGATGTATTTCACTTCATTAGTTAAAAAGCAATGGGGACAAAATTTAATTAAATTCCAAGGTGTAAAGCTTCCTGGTGGAGTTGAGTTAAATGGAAGACAAATATATGATGATGCTGTAAAGGAGTTAGAAGTAATTCGTCAAAGAATGATGAGTGAATATGAAACTGCACCCTTCGATATGATAGGATAGTATGTTAAATTCATTTTTTATCAACGGAACTAACACTGAGCAGGGTCTTGTTCAGGATCTTATTAATGAACAATTGAAAATGTATGGTATAGAAGTTTATTATATGCCAAGACAGATTTTCTCTCAAGGGAAAGTTATTAAAGATGTAATTTATTCAAAATTTAAAAATGCGTTTCCAATTGAAGCGTATCTATTAAACTATGATGGATTTGAAGCAAATAGTGTTTTGATGAGTAAATTTGGAGTTAGAGTCACTGACGAAATGACTCTAATCATTTCAAAAGAAAGATTTGAACTTTATATTGCTGAAATTATGAAGTCAATTCCAAATGTGAAAAATGCATTGAGACCAAATAGTGGAGACTTAATTTACGTTCCATTATCCGACAGTTTAATGGAAATCAAATTTGTTGAGAATAGGAAACCATTTTACCAACTTCAAAAGAATTATGTTTATGAACTTAGATGTGAAGTTTATGAACTTGAAGATGAAGATATTAATACCGGACTTACAGATATTGATCAACAATTTAAAGACAGTGGATATAATGCTACCTTAACTCTTTCTGGAATTGGATCTACTGCAACAGCATTTACTTCTTTGGTCACTGGAGGAATTCAAGAGATTAAAGTAATCGATGAAGGATATGGATACACATCAACTCCAACTTTAGTAGTGTCCTCACCCACTGGCATAGGAACACAAGCAAAACTTGTAGGAATAATGTCAGGAGCAAGGTCACTTTTATCTAAATTAAGTTTGAAAAAGGTGTATATTGAAAATCCTGGATATGGGTATTCAACATCTCCTTCCGTAACATTTTTTGGTGGTGGTGGATATGGAGCATCTATACAAGTCGGAATTGCATCTTCAGGCAGTATTGGGATTGTGACTTTGACTTATTCTGGTGAAGGATATGTTGAAACTCCAATTGTATCCTTTTCATCACCAGTATCAGGTGGCACTACAGCAACCGCAGAAGCAGTTTTAAATTCTTCTGGGGGAATATCAACGATTAGAATTGTAAACGCAGGTGCTGGATATACTACACCCCCATCCGTTACCATTTCTACAGGATCTACAGTATCTTCCGGCAACTTTATATTTGAAGAGATTGTGATCGGATCTATATCTAAAGCATCAGGAGTAGTGAAGGGTTGGGATAGCAGTACAAAACAATTAAAAATTGTTGGAATGGGAACCGATTTTATAGTTGGAGATATGATTGTGGGGTCTTCATCGTCATCAACATATTTTATACAAAAATATAAGACATTTGAATTAAGTAATGCATTTAATGAAAGTACCGCAATTGAAGAAGAATCAGACATAATTCTAGATTTCACAGAAGTAAATCCATTTGGAGAAGTCTAAATCTATTAAATAGTAGTATATATCGTAACTTTGTAATATGTTTGGAAATTATTTTTACAACAAATCAATTGAAAAAACTGTAGTTGCTTTTGGAACACTGTTTAATGCAATTTCAATTAAACATGAGGACCAATCTGGAAATGATCTTTCTATATTTAAAGTTCCAATTGGATATGGTCCAATTCAAAAGTTTTTGGCAAGAGTAGAACAATCACCAGATGGTAATCGTAGGATTGCAACTACATTACCAAGAATGTCGTTTGAAATGATTTCTATTGACTATGACGGATCAAGAAAAGCATCATCTATTCAGAAATTTAAATCAGCAAGTTCTTCTGATGGTGCTGACATAAAAAGTGTTTATATGCCAACACCATACAATATTCAATTCGAATTAAATATTGTATCAAAAATACAAAGTGATATCTTGCAAATTGTAGAACAAATACTTCCATATTTTCAACCATCTTTTAATGTTACAGTAAATTTAATTCCAGAACTGAATGAGAAACGAGATATTCCATTTATATTGAATCGAATTAATTTTAGAGACGACTATGAAAGTGATTTTAAAACTCGTAGACTGATTACATGGACTTTAACCTTTACTGCCAAGACTTACATCTTTAGTGAAATTCCAACAAATAATAAGGGACTTATTCAAAAAGTTCAAGTTGATTATGCTACTGATGCAATAAAAAATGCAAAAAGAGAAGTTAGATATACTGTTACTCCTCAAGCATTGGAAGATTATAATAATGATGGAGTTATCAATTCTATTGATAATGATTTAATTGAACTTGGAGATGATTTTGGATTTAATGATACAATCACTGATTTCCAAGATTTTAAAACATATAGTTCATCTCAAGGAATTGACGTGGATGCTTGACATGCAAGAAAAAAAGTACGAAGGATTGGAAAAGGCTTTAGATATAGAGACCAATATATTATCTAAAGAAATTATTAAAGATATTAAGGAAATAGAAATACCAAACGATCCGCAAAAAGATTATGATTATACAAGAAAAAATTTATACAATCTAATTGAAAAAGGACAAGAAGCAATTAATGGAATTTTAGAATTAGCACAAGAATCTGAACATCCAAGAGCATTTGAAGTTGCAGGTCAACTTATTAAATCTGTAGGAGATGTAACTGATAAATTATTAGATCTTCAAAAGAAAATGAAGGATCTTGATGCTCCTAGCAAAAAAGGTTCAACTACAGTTAATAATGCATTATTTGTTGGATCTACTGCTGAATTATCCAAACTTTTAAAACAAGGATTTCTAAATAATAACATAGAAGAAGGAAAAGAATGATGAAAGATTTTAAATCTTTTTCGGATGCAATAAAACATGAAATGGGAGAACGAGGATATGAATCCGAAAAAGAAGAAGGTCATGGAGATTTGAAAGGTCATCCTTCAATTAATCAAATAGCAAAAAAACATAATATTACTCCAGAGCAAGTAATTTCCCAAATAAAAAAAGGATATAAGTTAGAAAAAGAGCATACTAATAATATTGATATGGCAATTGATATTGCTATGCAACATGTAAATGAGTTTCCAACTTACTACGATAAATTAATTAAAATGGAAGCAGATCTTAAAAAATCTCACAGTAAATACAAGGACAATCCAATCAAAGAATCTGTAGAGGATAATAGAAGAATGTTAGGAGGAGAAAGATATTGTCCACTTTGTAGAAAATTTGAAACTCAATCAGAATGTTCATATGGTCCAAATATTTGGAATAAATTTTCAATTGCAACGGTTCATCCGACAAATGAAGAAAAAGGTCTTTGGGACAATATACATGCTCGCAGAAAAAAAGGACTTCCTAGAAAAAAACCAGGACAAAAAGGATATCCAAAAACTTTAGATATTGAAGAAGGATTAAAACAAGCACGTAAAAATGTTGGTGCAAGTAAGTGTTGGACTAATAAGAAAATTGGAAATCCTCCAACAAAAATGAAAAATGGTAAAGAAGTTCCCAATTGTGTTCCAGAATCAGGAGACAAAAATGAGTCACAACAATTACTTACTTTTGATCAATTCTGTGAGATTATTGAAAATTTCCAATTTGATGAACAAGCACCAGCTTGGCAAAGAAAGGAAGGAAAAAATCCAGAAGGGGGATTAAATCAAAAGGGGGTTAATTCATATAGAAAAGAAAATCCAGGATCAAAGTTAAAAACTGCGGTTACAACTGAACCTTCTAAATTAAAACCAGGAAGTAAATCTGCAAATCGCAGAAAGTCATTTTGTAGTCGTATGTCCGGCATGAAAGCAAAATTAACTAGTGCAAAAACTGCACATGATCCAAATTCAAGAATCAATAAATCATTAAGAAAGTGGAATTGTTAGTATGGATGAACTGTCAGAACTTTTTAAACTAGTAGCACAAGAAAAGAAACAAAAAAGAGAAGAATATGAATCTTTAGTTGGTGACTTAGGACTAGATTCTGTTTTTGAAGAGGTTTCTATTCTTAAAATGAAGAGTAAAATAAAAAATAAAAAAGGACATAAAGCACTCAAAGTATTTGAGGACTTCTTATCTTCAAATGAAATAGAACCAATTAATGAAGAAGTAATTGAGGAAATTGTTGAGGTAGTAGAAGAACTTCAAGAAGAACTTGAAGAACCAAAATACCCAACATTGATGGAGAGATCATTGGGACTTCTTTCCGAACCATCAAATATCAAGCAACAAAATGATCCACTAACTCCTC